ATGATATTTTTTAAAGAGGTCATCAGCTTTCTCTTTAGATACACCTAACTCTGCTTGTAATTTATTTTTTCCCATTCCATAGAACAACCCTAAGTTAATTGTTTTAGCTTGGGTTCTAGGTATCTCAGCCATCTCAGCTACGATACTATGGAAGTCTGCATCACCTTCTTTATATGCATCAACAACTTCATTAACACCATACAGACCCTGTAGTGCTGCATAGTGAACTACTAATCTTGGTTCTTGTTGTGAGTAATCAAAGACTCCCCACTTACAACCTTCTTCAGGAAGGAATAAAGATCTAATGGCTGGGCCCAGTTCTTTGTTTCTAGCTGGAATCTGTTGGAGATTAGGGTTAGAATAACTAAATCTTCCGGTTACAGTACCCCCATTATCTGATCTTAATTGATTTATTTCTGAATATATCCTTCCATTATGTGAATGTTTTAGTATAGTATCAATAAATGTGGTATGGGCTTTATTAATTTCACGAGCCCGGGCAACTAGTTTCACAAGTGGGTGGGCGTGATTCTGTAAGAAGTTTTTAGTAAATGATGGAGAATTTGTTTTTTCAGTTGAGTCATAAGATAGGTCAAGTTTTTGAAAAACTTGCGCAATGGAACGTGCAGCCCATATTTGAACATCTACTCCAGTTTCTTTTTTTATTTTTAATAGGCATGATTTTTCTTCTTCAAGTAATTTGCCTTTTAATTGGTGAGCTCCTTCAATATCTACACGAACTCCTAAGAACCGCATATCTACGAGGCAAGGAAATAAGTCGGTCTCTAATGAAAAGATGGACTTCAAGTCCTGATTAATAATTTCTTGTTTTAAATACTTCCATAAGTCTAAAGTTATCTCAGCATCTTTCTCTGCATAGGCTCCAACATACATAGCTGGTAGTTTATACATCTCTGCTTTAGGGTCTACTCCCCATGATTTTGCTGCTTCATATAGTGCACCCTCATCTTTACCTGTACCAATGAATTCTCTTGAACAAGAATTTAAATCATATCTTCTTCTGTTTTCATCTACTAGAGCTGTTGCTATCATTGTATCAACAATAGGACCTTTAACTTCTATCCCTGCTGATCTTAACCAACATACATCATACATTGCATTATGAAATATCTTTGTAGAATCGTTGTTTAGAACCTTTCTAAAGTAGTTAAATACTTTAGTTTGATCCATATTCCCTCCACCTTCATGTGCAACAGGATAATAAGCAGACCAACCTTCAACAGCTACAGCTATCCCAGTTATATGGCCACGTTTAGTCACTGAACCTGAACCCATCTTTATAAGTTCTGGATCTTTTGTTTCTAAGTCGATTGCTATCTCTTTATATTTAGATAGATCTGGAAAGTCTTCTGGTGGTAACCATTCAGTTTGTGGTTTAAATAGTGGCATTTGCATCATTTTATTATTCCCCATGTGTTAGGTTTATCTTGTGGTTTATTTTCTTTTGGTTGTGGTATATCCGGATAGTCACGATCGATTGCCATTTGACAATAATGAATTGCTTTTTCCAAATCTTGTTTTTGATTCTTCTGTTTATGTCTACATAAATATTTAATTGCATTGCCTTCGGCAAAAGGAATATTATTTTTATTAATAAATTCTGATGGCTGAATGACCATAGACTTATAGTGATTCCCACCGACCTGACGTTTATATATATCGCTCATATTCTATATCCTTTATAACTATCTTTAGGTCTTACGATATGTAATGTTTCTTTGGTTCTAGTTGCTCCAACATAAAACAATCTCTCTTCATCATCAGGATTATTTTCATAACCCTTCATTGTGTTTTCTGTTAGATCAGTTAACAAAACAACATTGTCTGCTTCGCCACCTTTAGCTCCGTGTATAGTTGATAGATTAATTCTAGGATCTTGATTTAATTTCTCTCCATTATTTTTCATTGATCTAATATATTCTACTCTTCTGTATGGGGCATCGTCAAAAGCTTCGTACCAAACCTTATCAGTTTTTAAACCATGCTTTCCCTTTAATGCATCTATACCATAAAAAGATTCTTTTGCCATACCTAACAATCCTTTTTTATTTCTATGTTCAGGTGTCATATAACTATAAATTTTTTCTATAGATTTATAAGAAAGTAAATGTCCCTTTCTTAAATTTTCATAATCAGTTATGGCTTGATATAAATCTGATTCATAATTTCTTTTATTTCTGTTTTTAAAATACATTCCATCTTCATATAAAACTTTTTCAACATCATTTAATTGATGATTAGTTCTACTTAATACTAACCAATTTCCTTCTTTTAAGTTTATTTGATCAAAACTATCGTACCATTTTATCTCTCCTTCTCTTTCAGAAGGTAGCCAATTCTTCTTGATTCTTTTTGAAATTCGGTTTACAATATTCGCCGCTAATTTATGAACTTTAGAAGGTACTCTAAACGATTGAATTAACTGATTAATTTGACCATCTAATACAATAAAACTATCCACATCTGCGCCAGCCCATCTAAATATTGCTTGATCATCATCACCTGCAATAAAAGAATCTTGGGTATTATCCCAAATGTTTCTAGCCATTTGCCATTGTACTTTAGATAAATCCTGTGCTTCATCTATAAATGTTACATCAAATTTAGGACATTTATCACTCTTAATGAAGTCTGTAATCATGTCATGAAAATCTATAAGACCATATTCTCTTTTATATTTTTTTATTTCCTGGTCCAAGATAATAAGTTTTTCTCTCGAGACTTCTTTAGTATGTTCACCCAGGTCATACTGGTCCATTACACTAATCTCTTTGTGTCTAGCTTTATCTATAATACTTAATTCTTCACTATTGGAAGTAAAGAAAGCATTCCCTTCATCGTGTTCCCATGCAGGTACAGATAAAGGAAGTTTTAATTTCTCTCCTAAATCTCTGTAATGAAAAGGTTGCATAACATTATCTTTTTTTAATCCTAACTTTCTAAATGCTAGTGAATGTAAAGTTCTAAAGTATGGTAGATCATCTTCAGATAAATTAAATTTTTTCATTGCTCTATCTCGGGCTTCGTATGCAGCTTTCTGAGTAAAAGCAAAATAACCTATCTTATCAGGATCAGTTTGTTTTAAATATTCATCTACTTTATTAAGTAATGTGTGAGTCTTACCTGTACCTGGAGGGCCTAATACTATTGTTGTCACTTCACACTCCTAAAAAAATTTCTCCATATAGCTGACCTTATAATAGATACTACAGTAAATATTAATGCAATATGTAAACTGTCCCAAATAGTTGGATATAATCCAAAGAATGGAAAAATATATAATTGAATAAGGATAGCTAGGATTAATCCACTACCTACATCAATAAAGCTTTCAATAAAACATCTTAACTTCATTAATATGGGTCCTTCGGTTTATAATCAGGTGATTTAAAATCTGTTTTAGTACCACTAAATTTTTTAACATACATAACTTTAATACTTTTACCACTTGCATCTATTACTTTAATCTTTGCATCAAACCATTCTTTCATCCAAGCCGATGTCTTTTGATAATCATGGGACCATCTTCTTCTCTGTAAGTGGTCATGAAAGAAATGTCTAAATTTAAAGTAATGATTCTCATCATCACTCCAAACATTCCCTCTTTCAATATCTTCTTTTCTTTTTGTTTGTCTTCTATCACTACAATAATCTTCTAAGTGTTCTCGTAACTGGTCTTCTGTTTTCATTCCTTCAGGTGCATCTATTATTTCTCTCCCTGCTAATAAACCATTGATCATTTCTTTCCAATCTTTAGTTTTTAAAGTTGGTGGTAGCATTCCAACCCCTGCTATACATGCTTCTTCAAATAATGATTGTTGTCTTAGATGTTTTGGAGTATCTAATCTTAATCTTTTACCATCTACGTTTAAATAATAATAAGGATGTTCTAATTGAATCTCTTGTAGGTCGCTTAACTCAGGGAAAGTAGGTGCATTACCTATACCATGTTTTCTTTTCTTACATAAAGATTTATCGCAATGACTACACATTGGTTCATCTTTACATTTATATCCCCAGTCTTTTTTCTCATGTTGTTTCTTAATTGTATCAATCTCATATTGTTCTAAATCTCCGATCATATAATTTTCATGGAACCAGGAAATTTTTTCTTTCCAGTTCTTCCATTTCTTTTTAGCAAAGACTCCGAAATGAAATAAAGCAAGGTTTCTATTCTCTGCAATTTTACTTGTGGCCAGTGTCTCGATACATGGAGGCCCATCAGAAAATTCTGACTCGGGCCTCTGTACCTTTATAGAACCAACATCTAGTTGTTTTACGTTATTTGTGATCCTATAAAATTCTTCTAAACTCGCTGCTGTTCCATCTTCTTTGAACGCATATCTTGTTGTGTCATCACCTTTGAAGTAAGGAAGATTTAAAAAGTTTCCGGTATCTTCTTCTGACTTTAATTCTATTTGTTTTGGAAATACTTCTGCATTAGCAAATCCAAGTATAGCTCTTATCTCTAAGAGTTTATCTCTCATTATTTTTGCTTCAATAAATGTTTGAGAGAATAAAAAGATATGTGCTCCCCCACTTTTAGATCTACATACTACTAATGGTAATTTTAAAACTTTAATTTTATTTAATAATTTTTTATGATCAAACCCTGCATAAGAATCTACATCTATACATCCCCATATACATTTGTTATCCTCATTAATAGGTATAACTCCTAATGTAGGTTCAGTTCCTTCTAAGTGATTTGAATAATGAGTTGATGTAACCGGTTCTCTTTTAACAAAAGACTTTCCTTTTAATTTTTCACCATTGGTGGGTTGAACATTAATGTAGGTACATCCATGAGCCCTCTTTAATCCGTCAAATATCTTTTCAAATTCTGTCATAGCTTTATTAAGAGGCGCTTCCACTCTCGCTTAGGCGCCTCTCGTTGCAACTTATTCCGTTAGGAATTCGTTAGTAAGGAGTTGCCTCCGACTTTGCAGAATCTGCTCCATGTTTAGCTTGAACATTTCCCTTTGATATATTCAAAGAAAAACCTTTAGCTTGATCATAGATTGCTCTATCTTGTACAGGACCA